CAAAAAAAGCACCTTCGGGTGCTTTTTTGTTGACTACACTTTCATCCAACTTAGATATTGAGTGATTTTCTTTCGAACGCTGGCCCAGTCGCCCATTGAGGGTTGACGGAACAGTCGTGCAGTTGAGTACCAAGGTGAGTCATCACGATTAAGCAACCAACGCCAGTCTGTACCAAACCAGTTTAGCATGATCCAGGTGGGGCGACCCAGTGATCCACTCAAGTGTGACACCGCAGTATCCACACCAATCACAACGTCCATGGCCATGATCAAGGCCGCAGTGTCTACAAAACTTGTGATGCTGCCTGGATATGCTTGGACGCCCGCTGCAACTAATGCTGCCTCTTCTTCAGGCGTGGCATCAATTTGCAAATTAATCCACTCGTATTGAGAATTTGTTCGAATAAGCTCTAGCATGTCTTCAAACGGCATGCCTTTGTGCCGATTCAGCCAGGCATCTCTGCGACCGCTCCAACAGAACCCCACTCTCATGCGAGTCTTGGGACCTAGTATTTGCAACCACTCTTGCTGTTTGTTCATATCTACATTGAGATAATTCACAGGCTTTGGCAAGTTTTCTAATGTGATTCCTAGTATACCAGGAATGCTCATGATAGGAGTCCAGTAATCAAACTCGCCAACATCATCTAGGTACCCAGCAACTCGTTCAATAATAGGACTATTGCCCAGCAGTGGAATCAAACCGTCTGTTACTTTGAGTTTGATCTTTGCACCTGCCACATGCAAGTTCCACAAAAATCTCACAAACTGAATGTTGTCACCATGTCCCTGTTCACCTTCCACAAGGATGGTTTTGTCTTTTAGATCTTGACCAGTCCACCGAGGTTGTGTGTGCTTGGGCAGTTGGCCAGCAAGATGTTCGTAGTTCCATCGCACTTCGTACAGTGGCCATCCTTGTGCATAGTTGCCCTGAATCAAATAGCTTACTGCTAGATTGAAATGAGCTGTGACGTTTTGTGGTTCCAATGCAATGGCATGCTGTAAGAACGGCACAGCCCTTGCAGGTTGTCCACATTCTCTCATGACATTGCCGTAATTGTTCCAGGCAGCTGCCAGGTCCATGTCTTCCACAAATGCCTGTGCATAGCATTTGAGAGCTTCAGTTGGTTGATTCTGTGCTCGGTATTCGTTGCCTTGAGCAATTAAAAGTTGTGTGTCCATGGCTATATTTAAGGTGCAACTTGGTCCATTTTACATTTTCGCTAAATACTTGTCAACGCAATTTGGCGTTTTATGCGGTATTAATCCCACCGCGTAGCGGCTAGAACCCGCATCGGGCTTCTATAAGGAGAAATCAAATGGGTCGTCCTCTAAAAATTCAAAAACGTTCTACTGGTTCAGGCAATGGCGGCGCAGCCGTTAACGTCGACATCGGTTATCCAAACTTCGGATCATTAACTGATCCAGTGTTTAACTCACCTGTTCAAACTTTGAACAACGAACAATATGTGGGTGTGGTTGGTGGTGCAAGTTCTGCTGCCACTTCAGCCACTAATCCTCGCACACTGGTGGAAGTAAACATCACATTGGCTTCTGGATCAGGCGCTGGTTCAGCAGCTGGTTACATTATCCGCCAAAAAGGCAGTCACAAATATCTGGTTGGTGACTCTACCAGCCGTACTGCTCTTGTTGTGGGAAATGCCTATCGCATTATCACAGTGGGTAACACAGCTTGGACATCATACGGTGCTCCTGCCAACTATGCTGTGGGCACAATCTTCACTTGTACTGTTGCGTTAGGCGACACAGGTACTGGTGCAGTAAACTTGGTTGGTGTTTGTGTTCTTAGCGATGCTGCATCACCCACAAGTGGTAACATGAGTATTGCTTATATCAATGACGCTAGTTCTGAAGTGTATGTTTCTAAACTGACCAATCGTTTCATGCTAGGTTGGGAAGGTGGATCAAACTATGCCGCTACTTCTGTTGTTGCAGACGTTCGTGGCCTGGCCAACTTCTTCACAGACGAAGGCACAATGATAAAGTCAGGTACCACTGGCGCAGCAAACACTGGTTCTGCACAAAGCGGACAACAGAATTTGTTGAACCTTACCCTGATACAAAACGCTACAAGCTAATTTGTAGTAACTCACAATCCTCTCAGATATATACTGGGAGGATTTTTTATGGCCGTAGCATTTGTATTGGGTAATGGCATCAGTCGCAAAGGTGTTAATTTGGAACACTTGCGCACCCACGGCACAATCTATGGCTGCAATGCCTTGTACAGAGATTTTGTTCCAGATGTACTAATTGCTACCGATCGTCCAATTAGCGAACAAATACAGCACTCAGGCTATCCATTAAAAAACAAATTCTACACTAGAAAACCATTGGATGGACTGGGCGCACATCGTGTACCTGACCAATATTGGGGCTACAGTTCTGGACCCCTGGCAGCGGCAATTGCAGCGGCAGATCAACACTTGAATATCTATCTGTTGGGATTTGATATGGCTGGCATAAATGATCGATTCAACAATGTATATGCAGACTCTGAATTCTACAAACGCAGTGGAGCAAACCCAACTTACACTGGCAATTGGGAACGGCAATTGCTCAAAGTCATGCACGATTATCCACACACAAACTTCATTCGAGTGCATGGAGCAGTCACAGCAGACATACCAGAATTCAACAAACACCCACGATACTCACGCCTAAACATTGGAGATTTCCAAAGTCAATTTGGCGTTTGACCCAAATTCAGCATAGTACAAGCTCTGGTAAATATACAATAGGGCCAGATTCAGCATGACACAACAAGTAATCAACACCGGCGCGGTGGCAAACGATGGCACGGGCGAAAGCCTGCGCAATGCGTTTGATGCAGTTAACAATAACTTTGCCAACATCTGGACGGCCGGACCTGTAGATTCACAGGTTGTAATCAGCAACAATCGCATATCTACTACAGTACAAAATCTAGCATTGGTACTGGCTGGTAACGGCGTCGGTACTATCACAGTTGGCAGTTCTGTTGTTCCCAGCATTGATTCTGTATACAGCCTAGGAACTGCAAATGCAAGATTTGACAGTGTTTACGGTAGATACCTTTACGGTAACGGTGCATTCTTAACTGGCATCAGCAATGGCAGCGGCAGTGCAACGTCTGTGACATTTGCAGCCACACCACCACTAACAGCCAACATTGGTGATATTTGGATTCAAAGTGATACTGGCATACAGTATCTTTACTTTAACGACAACACCAGCAACCAATGGGCCGAACTAGAAGCCTATCAAAGTTTCAGTTCTGGCGGAACAGGTAATGGCAACGTTGACTTAACCAATGTGTCGTCAGACATTATTCCTAGCACCAATAACAGTTATAGTTTAGGCAGTAGTGGATATCAATGGAAAGATCTTTGGGTTAGTAACAGCACAATCTATTTGAACAGTTTGCCGATCACAGCAGATGGTGCCAACCTAAAAGTCAACGGCAACACAGTACTTACAACCAGCAGCCCACTCAGCTTTAGTAACTTGAGTGTGACTGGTAATGTGAATGCAAATGCAGTTTACACCAACAACTATTTTTATGCCAATGGCGCACCTTTTCCACAAGGCAGCAATAGCCTTCCGGGCACAACCATATCACTCAAAGACAACAAGATTTCTACTACTACTCTAAATCAGAGTTTGGTATTGGCAGGTAATGGTGTAGGCAACGTACAAACCAACAGTAGTATCATGCCAGATGCTACACAAATTCGTGACATTGGATCTGCCTCTAACAAATTTAATAGTGTGTATGCTGGATACTATTATGGCAATGGTTCACAACTAACTGGCATGTCTGGACCAGTGTTCATGGCTTACAATTCGGCTAATCAAAGTTTAACCGGAGCCACTACTAATTTGATTTATGGTACTGCAACTGTTAATACAAGCTCTTATTATAACACAGTGACTGGAAGGTTCACTCCACTGGTTGCCGGATACTACCAAGTCAATGTTTGGTTTTTACCCGAACTTGTAACCGGAACGGCTAATGCTGGTTTTTATGTTGCATTATATAAAACTGGTTCACCAATTGCATTCGGGGGATCAACGGTAATAACACCTACATGGGGGACAGTTTCTGGCTCATCAATCAACACATTGGTTTACTTAAACGGATCTACTGACTACCTAAACATTGTTTCAAATAATACAATTTATTCAGGCACTTGGAGATCGGGTATAACCCAAGCAAATTATTTCCAGGCAGTATGGATCAGAGGCACATGACATGCATTTCTCATCCATTGCATCCGCGGTTTGAAAATCAAATAAGTACTAGAATAGACATTAAAAAATGGCAACATTAAATTTTCCAACCAACCCAACACTGAACCAAACTTATAGTTTTGGCGGAAAAACTTGGGTGTGGAACGGCCAAGGCTGGCAACTGTCTGCGTCTGGTGCGATCAACAATATTCCCATTGGCAACATCACACCTGCTTCGGGTGCGTTTACCACTCTGTCAGCTAACACTTTTGCTGCTAATGGCATCACAGTACTAGGCAACATCACTGGCGCAAATCTAAATGCCACTGGTAACCTCAGCGTCGCTGGCAATGTCAATTCACCACTGAATGTTAGAGCCAATGTTACTGCCACAAATTTCGTCACAGCAGGCACACTCGCCGCTGGCATAGTGAGTGCCACAGGTAACGTAACCGGCGCATACTTCATTGGTGATGGCAGTCAACTTACAAATCTTCCAGGCGTTAACTATTCAAATGCCAATGTAGCCAACTACCTGCCTACATACACAGGCAACTTACCCAACTTAACAGGTCCTGTAACAACTACAGGTAACTTAACTGGCAACAATGTTGTCGCCAGTGGATTGGTCACTGCCGCAGGCAACATCACAGGCGGTAACTTACGCACCGCAGGCAGCATTACTGCCACAGGTAACATCACAGGTGGCAATCTTGCCACAGGTAACATTATTTCGGCCAGTATCAACAGTTCAGGATTGATTTCTGCTGTAGGCAACATTACTGGTGCATACATTTTTGGTAATGGTAGTCAACTAACTGGATTGCCGGCCACCTATTCAAATGCCAATGTAGCTGCTTATTTGCCCACATATACAGGCAACTTGCCCAACTTGACAGGACCTGTAACAACTACAGGCAATCTAACTGGTGGCAACATTTTGACCAGCGGATTGATCAGTGCTGCTGGAATTATTACAGGCGGTAATGTTAGCACAGGCAATATCACTGCTGGCAATGTTAGTACCACAGGCAATGTTCGGGCAGCATACTTC